CGTTATCCGCACCTGTTGTATTGGTGTATAAAGCCTGTCTACCAACAGCAGTATTTTCAGCACCTGTTGTATTGCCATAAAGCGCTTGTTGTCCTAATGCAACAATAGATGTGCCAGTAGTATTACTATACCCAGCTTGATAACCTACTGCTGTGTTATTAGATGCGGTAGTGTTTGACAACATGGCTTGTGAACCAATAGCTGTATTGTAATTACCACTTGTTAAATTTCTTAAAACAGCACGACCTACTGCAATATTTTCTGTTCCTGTAACTATGCCTTGATCCATTGTGGCATATCCCATGGCAACATTAAATGTTCCAGTAGTTAATAAATTTCCAGATGTATAACCAAAAATAGTGTTATTAGAACCAGTAGTATTACTAGATAAAGCACCATATCCTACAACTGTATTAGTTGCAATATTTCCCGCACCCTTACCAACAGTAAGACCTGATATAGAAGCATCATTAGCTACAGTTAAAGCAGTTGTGCTGACATTGGATAAACCGACTAAGCTAGTAGTGGTATTCCCTAATCCTACGGTGCTAGTACCGATAGTGACTTGGGTATTAAAGTTTGCATCAAGCTGCGATAACGGGATACTCGTAGTCGCAGTTGCAAAGGTATAGGGAACTCCAGCCATTTAGAACCTCACTCTCAATTCATGTTCAAATTCAAAACCGTTATAGATAAATCCCGCACTATTGGATGTTACTGTAAGTCCTAGGTATTTTCCATAGTTCGAGGCGTCAGATTTAAACAGTTGGTAGCCGCTTGCGTCCCAGCCAACAACTGCACTTGAATTGTTAATCCAAGAAATTACTGAAAAATTATTGTTTGTCCACAAAATCAAACTAGACAAGTTATTTAATGGTTCAGATACCGATTCAGTATCAATAGTTGCGGTCAAAGTTACCGCGGTATTTGTGTTTGTCGCTTCGATGGCCGCTTTAGTAGCTTGCTTGGTTCTTATTGGGTCACCCATTGGCAAAAGTGCTGTTTGCACAATACTGCTAATAGATGATGTCGAATCGTTGTATAGTCTATAAAGTGATGTGTCTGTTACGCCATACAAAGTGATAATTCCGCCAACTGGAACGGAAGTGACATATTTCAATGCGTTGTTTTGGCTTGTAATAAACCATTTCTTTTCAAAAAACACCGCTTGAATATAGCGATAGCTTTGCGTGAACTGAGCATCGTAATAACGGAAATTAAACGCTGCACACAAAATATTGTTCAATAGCACCTGACCAGCGTACACAGGCGCGGAAAAGTCAATATTGGGAAATATTCCGTCCAGGCTATCGGATAGTTTAGAAGTCGTTGATCCAACCAGAGCATAAACACCGTAATCGTTCATAAACAAAACGGAACGGAAGTACGGGAAGATGGCGTATGGCCGTTTAGACCCGACAGATGCGCTCACATTGGTGTTGGTAAACAGAGTTGTGCCAGTATTGGTCACCCGCACATCAGAGAACACATTGATGGAATCGTCACCAAAAATGTACAAAAAGTTGTTGGCAGAAAGCAGCTGCTGGATGTTTCCGTGCAAAGTGGAATCAGTCAGCGTCACAGACCCCGCTGAAACGCTTGTAAAGTCGCTATACGAGCCCGCAGCAGAGTAGTAGATAGTTCGCCCTTGGGCAATCCAAACCCGGCCTGAGAAGCTCGCTATTCCCACATTGTTTTGTGAACTAATAATTCCTTGTAAAACGGCGTTATTGGTCGCGCCACCACCAGAAATGGTTACGGTTAAGTTAGCAGAGTTGGAATATCCCGTGCCAGGGTTAGTCATAATGACTTGCGTGACCACATTTCCGCTGATGATTGCCGTACCCGCTGCGCCTGTACCACCACCGCCAGAGAAGGAAACCACCGTATTTGAGGCGTTAATGTAGCCAGCACCGCCGTTAATCACGGCTACAGAGACTGTTCCTGTGGCAAAAGTATTGATTCCAGCAATTGCAGCAGCGTTAGAACCCCCGCCACCAATGAAAGAAACCGTTAAATTAGCCCCGTTGGTGTACCCAGTACCCGCATTTGACAAGCTAACTGTGCCAATATTTGAGCCACCCGTCACTAAAGTGGCTACGGCATTGGCTTGTTGACCGCCTGTTTGGTTTGGTGCAGATATGACTACGGTGGGAGCGGTATTGTATCCGCTGCCTTTGTTGGTGATGCCAATCGTTCCTACCGAACCAATCGTCACAACATTGTTGCCATCCCAGCTAAAATAGCCCTTGGTAGGGTCTAGGATCAACATTCTGTCGTTGTACCATTGGGTCGTGTTAATGCCCGTATTGCTAAATGTACCCGCTACCGCTACATTTCCAAAAGTTCCGTCTTGGATTTTGTAATATTGGGCTGATCCGTCACTTAAAAAACCAACAACATAATCTGACACGCCAATATTGACAGAAGACAGATAAACCACAGAGTTGGAAAAAGTCACCGCCACATTTGAATTATTTTTGGCGGTTGTGTAGTTAGGAATGATTTTTAAATTGGCATATCCAATCGGCTGGGCATTTTCCAGCCAGCTAAACTCAGATTCATCAATCGCGGTGCGGTTTGCTTTGGTGTTAAGCCCTTTAAATTGCTTAACGACCTGATACGATTTTTTCTGTTCAGCAGCTGCCATGTTTAGAGTGGGCTACTGTAAACGCTAGGCACTCTGCGGGTATAAACAGTATTGATAACTGAAGCAATATGTTTTTGGTATTCCTGTTTATAGATTTCCGATTCTCCATAGCTTTGTTCGTAATACTTAGCAAGGTAAGCCGCATAAAATTGAACGCAAGTGTTGTAAGGATCAGTAATAGTATCAGTTGCAGTAGAGGTAGAAAGTGACAAATCATTTGGCAATACCACGCAATCAATCTCTACTTGGTAGATTTGATCGGGCACAGGGCCAATATAAATCTGACCTTGACCATAAATGCTAAACGCCAGCGGTCTGCCAATGTAATTTTGCCAAAAACGCAAACGCGCGTTAAAGTCTGACCAGGACAAATAATCTAGCGGAACACGAGTGTTACCCCAGTATAGATTGATATTAAGAATGTCCAGAACAGTATTGCCGCTACTAGGACTAAGGGGACTAGAGCCCATGAGATTAGTAAGCGCAGCATAGCTAATATTTTCGCAATTACCAACATAAGTCAATCCTACTGTTCCATTAAGGAACTGAGTTGATGGTGGATAGTTACTGTAATTATTGGTATTGTTTGCTGGGTAAGGCGGCGCGGTTGTGTCGCTAGTACCAGCCTGAGTTACCTGATAAATAAAGATGTTGCTAAAAACAAATTGGTTCAAAGTGTAAGCGGTACTTGCCGCCCACGCTACTGGGTTTGTCGGTGATACGCCATTGATGGTTGCCGATGGCGGCACTTGACAAGGGGTCTGCGTGACAACAATTTCACGCAACGCGCCCGTATCTCTAACCGTTCTTTCACGGGCAGAGTTAATGTAATCGGTTAACTGCTGATCGGTATAAAAGTTCCCGTTAGCATCGTGCAGCAGTCTGCGAACTTGCGTAATGTAAGTCGATAGGTTTGCCATTTATTTGCCATAGTTCATGCTACCGCTTGAAGGACTTTTCCCCCTACCTTTTTAGCGGGTAGGGGTACTCTTTCCACCAACGGGGATAACGATTGGTTCTTTTTTGGCGGCTCTGTTGAAATTTCCCATTGGGCTAGAAGTTCTAAACCCTTTTCCAGATCATTATGAGAAATAATCCAACCTAACCTTGCCAAGTAAGGCTCTTTGTTGTCATCTCCGTAACCAAACACATGGCGAGCTACTTCTACGGGTATTTCTACCGTCTTTCCTTTTGAAAATTCATAAAAGACACCGCCAAGCCCGTCTTTGAGCTTTTTATCAGAATTGTTGGTTACGAAGATGTTTGACATTTAGAAACTCACTACATCGCCATAAACGGAAATAGTTGCAGTATTAGAAGCGTTGCCACTTCCAGTATTGATATTTACGAATAGAGCTTGTGTTGTAAAACCAGTAATGGTGCTGCTGGCATTATACGGACTAGCAATCGTTAGGTCTTGATAAGTACCAGGACCAGTAACGCTTGATAGCGTGGTATTAGCAACTACCGCGTTGGAAATGTTTCCATCGCCACTTGTGGTTACAGAGATGATGACATTGGCTAAGTTGCCAACTGCACCAGCTACAGTAACTCTACGAATGATGACAGAACCAGAACCAACGGTGGCATTTGCATTTGTTAACCCGCCGCTTAGAATTGGTAGGGTGATACCAGTAGTAGTACCGTTCCCTGTGACATTAAAAGCAACGGGTTTACCAACGGCAACACGACCATATCCGAATGAATCTAAGTAATACTGTGAGACTGAATCGTAAGCTGCCATTACCGTTCTCCTTAGCTATTGTATGTGCCAGATACAGCCTGACCACCATTGACAGTAGCCAATGTGATTGTGGTGTTGGTTGTAGCGTTAGCAGTCACATTCAAGCCGTCAGAAATAATTACACCGCCTGTGTTAGCAGCCAACAAGATACTGTAGGTTGCCACATTGGTGGTGGTGTTATAAGCTGAAACGGCATTGATTGTGCAGTTAGCGTTAGGGAATACGAGGTATGTACCAGCTGGAATCACATTACCCGTTGTAGTAGCGGTTAATGTAGAAAGCTGCCAATACGCGCCAGGAGTATTCGATGCAGTACCTGAGATCAGGATTTTATTTAAACCGAGTGACATGACTGTAGCTCCTTATAGTGAAATAGAGTTATAGCCCTGAACACGGGTCATTGATTTAGGCTTGGTGCTCACCAATTCAGCGATCATCAAGACTGCGCCAACATAACCGATCTGCCAGTTAGGGAGTGTTGACTCAAAACCAGTAAATACGAATGAACCTTGATCGTGGATGTACAGGCTCATGTAGTTAGAGTTAATGAAGTAAACAGTACCTTCTGGGCAATATGGGTCTGGATAGATTGGAACACCAGCAACCATCAAAGCGCGGAAAGCAGCTTGTGGGCCATTGGAGTCGCTATCAAAACCGTGTCCTGGGGTGATTACATACTGCTCTTGACCAACATAGTCTTGTGCCAAGA